AAGCAAGCGAAATAAGATTTATAAAAGATCGGCTCAGTTTTGGTTTGGATGGCAAATTCTCTCGTGCAAATATTTCCAACATGATAGTTGTATTCAGGCCGTTTTGCCAAGGGCCACCGATTGTAAGTTCTATTGACAATAAAGGGAAATCAATCTTGAACAGTTGCGCCCAAAAGGCGTTACTTTAATCTAAGAAAGAAGATGGATATTGTTGACAAAAACGCTTAAATTCGATGAGGATGTTTTGGATGTCATTCGTGCTATGGATTGGCAGGATGACGGAAAGATCGGGAAACTTACCTGCGGGCAGCTTGACAGGCAGATGTATGAGAAGGTCAACAAAGCCCTTTCTACAATGGGCGGGAAACGGAACTGAAGCATCGGCGGCCATGTGTTCAAATTGGATCCACGGGAACAAGTCGAAGGATTGATCGAAAACGGATCGCTGACGGTCGAAAAGGACGGCTTTTTCGAAACGCCGGAATCCGTGGTGAAAAGAATGCTGGAATTAGTTCCATTGCCGGAAAACGGCGAATTAATTTTGGAACCGTCCGCAGGACTCGGAGCTATTGCAAAGCACTTGCGTGGGAATATCACGCTCATTGAAAAGAATCCGCAGCGCTGTGAAGAGCTGAGAAAACAATTTAAGAATGTTTTGTGTCTTGATTTCCTGGTGTTTGATCCACCTGGAAATGAAAATTGCTACGGCAGAATTTACATGAATCCGCCATTCGAAGCCGAGCAGGATATCGATCATATTTGCCATGCTTACGGTTGGCTGGCTGAAGGCGGTTCTATGGTATCGGTTATGTCGGAAGGGCCGTTTTTCCGGAATGACAGGAAGGCGAGTGAGTTCAGATCGTGGCTTGAGGACGTAAAAGGACAGACAGAAAAGCTACCGAATGATGCTTTTAGGATAAGCGGTACAAGCGTACAAACAAGATTGATTTGCATAAAGAAATATTAACGGAGGATTTTTATCATGGCTAAGAACAGTGGCAGTCATTTCAGTTTGGGGTATTTGGTGTCAGTACTAATATTTGCATTGATGCTTTCGAGTTTGGTTTGCGTGAAACACGCTGAACAAAGCAAGACTATTCAAGGCGATTCGCCGGACATGCATGAGAATGTGCCAGCATGGGTGGATAGCAGCGTTTTATGCAGCCGTCCAAAAATGATTCATCGCATTGGAATCTATTGTGCTTTAGAGGAATCTTATCACATCAATTTCATTGCCGAAAGGGCTTTGATTGATTCTTTGAATCTTTCTCAGTTTGGAGAGGTATCGAAAGGCAATGACGACTGGTATTCTTTGCGTGTGGACCCACGATTCGAATTTCAACATATCGTAAGTTACCTAAAACAGTTTTGAGGAACAAGTGAGCGAAAATTTCAAAAATCGCATAGTCGGATATGGGGAAGAGAAGCCGGAACAGTTACTGGCCAATCCATTGAATTATCGAATCCATCCCAAATTCCAACAGGATGCTTTGGTTGGTATATTGGATGAGATCGGCTGGGTAGATGATGTGATTGTAAATAAGATCACTGGCCATGTTTTGGATGGACATCTTCGGGTGGAACTGGCTATCTCTCGCAAGGAGCCAAGTATACCGGTAAAATACATCGAATTGACTGAAGCAGAAGAAAAGGAAGTGCTTGCAGTTTTCGATCCGCTTTCTGCCCTTGCCGGGCGTGATGACGAGATTTTGAAACGGTTATTGGAAGAGGTAAAAACAGACAATGAAAATGTGCAGAAATTGTTGGACAGCATTGCAAAGGACTCCGGAATTATCATTGGTGGTGGAAAAGAGGAAATGGTCGATCCGAGTGAATTAATTGACAAAGCCGAGGAGTTACAGAAAAAATGGCAAGTGCACAAAGGGGATTTGTGGCAGTGCGGCAAACATCGGATACTGTGCGGCGATAGCACGAACGCGGATGACGTGGAGCGGGTGATGTGGGGAAAGAAAGCGGGATTGATGGTCACTGATCCGCCCTATGCGGTTGATTATATAGCCAAAGCCAAAGATATGAATAGGCGCGGCTATGTCCATAGCCGCGCCACTCTTGGCGCGGCTATCGCAGGCGACGAATTAAGCGAGGCGCAGTGTTCTGAGATTTGGTTGAAGGCATTTACATTGGCACGCAATATTGCTTTGTCAAAGCACGCGGCGTGGTACGTGTGGCACGCTGTGCGTGCCACACGTACATTCTACGATGTCCTTGATTCAGTTGGCATTTTATATCATCAAGAAATTATCTGGGTCAAGCAAAACTTTGTCATTGGGCGCAGTGATTATCAATGGAAACACGAACCCTGTTTCTATGGCTGGGTCAAAGGGAATCGTCCACCATTCTATGGCGACAAAGCACAAACGACTGTATGGATGATTGATAGAGATGCGAACAACAAGCCAGATCATCCAACGCAGAAACCGATTGCTTGTCTCCTTCCGCAAATGACAAATCATCTTAAGGTTGACGGGATTGCTTATGATCCATTTGCAGGGATTTCGCCATTACTTGTTGCTTGCGAGCAGACAGGGCGCATCGGGCGCGGGATAGAGATAGAACCCAAATACGTGGCTGTCAGTCTTGAGCGGTTGAGGCTACTTGGATTGGAATGTAATAAAACAAGTTAATAGAGTTGACAATTGTCAGGAAGAATTGAGCATAAAACAGAAGATATAATAGCAGCCCTTAAAGCAACCAATGGCCTTGTTAGCTTGGCGGCTAAAATGCTAAAGGTGTCACCGCAAGCAATCTATAAGCGAGCAAAACAAACACAATGCATCCAACAAGTTATTGATGACTGTCGAAAGGAACTTGTAGACATTGGCGAGCTAGCTTTGCGGGGAAAACTTGCCGCCGGAGAAAGTTGGGCGGTTGCCTTAGTATTGAAAACTCTTGGCCGCAATCGTGGCTATGTCGAAAGACAAGAAATTGCTCCTACTGATCCGAGCGGTCAAAATGCCTTAAGGTTCAATATTATAATAGATCAAAATGGAAATAAATCTGAGACTGAATAGTTGGCAAGGGAAATTTTTCTTGAGCCAGGCGAAACATTTGGCCTATTATGGCGAATTCAGGTCTGGCAAGACTACCATAGCAGCCCTACGCGTGATCAAAAGCCTTGTCGAATATCCGGGAACATGGTTCGCTATAATCCGAAATATTTACAGCGATCTCACTAAATCGACAATTCCGCAATTTAAGCGCCTTTACGATTGGGATATAACAAAAGAAACATTCAATAAAAAAGATAATATCCTTTACCTGCAAAATGGAAGTGTGATTTTATTTATGGCACTCGATCGACCAGATGATACTAAGAAACTCAAGAATATCGAATTGGGCGGATTTTGGTTTGATCAAGCAGAAGAAATTCATCCGGATATTTGGGACATGGCAGAAGGACGTGTTGCGCAGAATTGCGCTGAAGGATTGAGAATAGCAACAGGGAATCCTGAAGGCAAGACATGGGATTACTACAAGTTTTTCTGTCATCCAATCGAAACGATAACCGGCACATGGCGGGACAGAATACTGGAAAAAGGTGTTTATAGGGGAGAGAATGAGGATCACATTGGATTCCTTCCGCCGCCGTTTCTAAATGAGACTAATCTTCCAAAAGGATACTATGATAAACTGATCGAGACTCATTCAAGCGATTGGGTCGATAAATATGTTTACGGAATATTTACCGGTAGTGGAGGGACGGTGCATCGGGACTATGACGAAAAAAGGCATCTTATTAGGGCATCTGAATACTTCGAAATTCCATATTATTGGGAACACTATGAAGGCATGGATTATGGTGTTGCGAATCCTACCTGTTGGCTTTTTGTGCGTTATGATCGGCAAAACGATATGATCTATTTTCTGGATGAATATTATGTTGCCAGTCATGGGATAGCCTATCATGCGCCGAACGTGAAGATACTCCGCTCAGAATATGGAATGCCTTTGTTGACGGTAGGCTGTCCGGCTGCATTTGCAACTGAGCGCGATGGAAGAACGCCCGCGCAGGAATATTCGCAGAAGTACGGCATCAATCTTGTTCCTTATCCGGCTGGTTTCGAGCCGCGGATTGAAATTGTCAATCGGCGATTCAAACAAAATCGAATCATGATATTCGACCGATGCCGGAATCTTGTCAAGCAAATTGAAGGTACTACATGGAAGAATATCGACAAAATTGAGGACCATGCTCTTGAAGCTTTTCATCGTATCGTAGCTAAAATAGATGCTATAAGCGGGAGAGAAAATTATCAACAACTTGAGCAAAGATTGGAGCAAAATATAAAGAACAGGCCAATCACGGCAAGCATTATGAAGGAGACTTTTTGATGGATTTGATAAGCATTTTGATTTTCATTTTGGGGATTGCATTGTATTTTGTGGGAAACAAGAAATCAATATGGTTGTTTTTGAGCGGTTCAGGATTGGGAATTCTTGTCGGTTTGTTATGGGCGCAGTATGTGATCAATCAAGCGCTGGCTGCATTAAAGTGAAATGGCCAGCTATCAGAAAATGATCTATGCTGAATTGAAATTTGTTCGCATGAGAATGGAAAGTGTGATCAATGAAATCCGATTAACCCGGCAATCCATCAATGATGCCAAAATCATAGCGGCAGCCAGAAAGCAAGAACAAGAAGAGCAATCAATTTATGAAAAATGGTTTCTAATATGAGAGAAACGACACTACAACGCCATGATCTTATTAGAGGAAAAATTGATCTCAGGGTTAAGCTTCTTACCGAAATCTCCAAAAGTCCGGTGCGGGATGCCTGTGTCATAGTATCCCGTGAAACCGGATTTTCGCCTCGTACCCTCCGGGATATCTATTATCAGTACGTGATTAACGTATAGTATATTGACAATTCCCCTGCATAAGGTTAACTTATCTTAATAGATAAGGAGACCCATGCGCATATCTCTCCAAGCAGATATTACCAGCAAGAAATCGCAATTGATCAATCCGCCTGGCGCGACCGGAACGCAGATCTATGGTGGATGGCCAATTGAGAAAGATTTCACGCCTCCGGCATTACAATCCACCGACCGAGTCAAGACTTTCGACAAAATGCGCTTGACTGATCCAATGATCAAGGCGTCCCTACTCATGGTTAGCCTTCCAATTCGATCTGCAAAATGGGACATCTTGCCTGCAAGTGAGGAAAGCAAGGATATTGAAATATCCGATTATATACGTGCCAACCTTTTTGAATCACAGATTTTTAGTTGGAATGATTTTCTTCGTTCGGTTTTGCTATATCTCCCATTTGGATTTTATCCGTTTGCCAAGCGCTATCGAATTGAAGAGGGAAAATTAATCCTTGAAGAACTTGAACCTCGATTGCCGGAGACAATCCAAAAATGGCATCGAAGCAAGGAAAACGGTGATCTTGAAAGAATTGAACAATTCACCTTGGGTTATGATGATCGATGGCAAATCTTCTTAATTCCGCGTGAGCGTCTTGTTTATTTCTGCAATGATCGAGAGGGCGATGATTGGCGTGGTGAAAGCATTTTGCGCAGTGCCTATGGAGCATGGTGGAGGAAAGATGTACTTTTACGATTAGATGCTATACGCCATGAGCGCTTTTCTGTGCCGACCCCAAAATATGAGTTACGAGAGGGATTCCAGGAAGGCGATTATGATAGAGCGAAAGAGATATTAGAGAATTATCGTTCGCATGAGAAAGGATACTTGATTCAGATGCCTGGCGACAAGATCGATTTCTTGACACTTTCATCAACAGCTATGCCGGATATTCAGGCAAGTATCGACCGGGAGGATAGATACATCCTTTTCAATGTTCTTGGCCAGTTTATGAATCTTGGCAATACGGAAACCGGATCGCGTTCGGTAGGGGAAGTGCATTCAGATCTATTTTATGGTTCTTTGCAATTTGTGGCGAATGATATAGCTACGACATTGGAAAAGGATTTGATCCGAGAATTGGTAGACGTGAATTTCGGAGAACAAAAGTCATATCCGAAAATCTCTGTGACAAAACTGCAAAAGCCGAACATTGCTTTAGTTCTTGATGCTATCAGTAAACTTATTCCGATTGGTGTATTGACGACCGATGAAAATATCGAAAAGACGATACGAGATTTGATGGATTTGCCGGAAAAGACAGAAGAAGAACAAGGGAAAAAGCCGAACATCAAAACTGAACCAGTTGAATCAGAAGACTTAGAAATGATAGATTGCAAATGCGGCGTAAAACATTTGCAAGATGAGGGACAATCTGGTTTTCGGCGTGAGATGACGGACGTTGAAAAATCTATCAAGCTTGACGATATATCGAAGAAACTGGAAAAACAAGACTCCGAAATCGTAAGTTTTGCTGTGCGATACAAGAATGAAATGTCCAAAGAACTTGTCAGAAAAGGAATTGGCCTACTTTCCCGCAAGCTTTCATTTGATCAATTTTCCGAACAGCTTTCCAGTATCACGGTGCCCATGACCGGCAAGATGGAAAATGAGCTTGCCAAAGAACTCAAAACAATTTTTGAATGGGGTCGCCAGGATGTACGGCGCGAACTGAAAGGGATCAAGGCTCAATCACCTACCGATCCGGTGACGGCGGAACTGGGCGAAGCCATAAAGGTCGTCAAGCCGCGCGCGCGATGGATCGTAGAAGAATTAGCATCATTGCTCAAACTTGAATTCAGCAAAGAAATGCAGCGTCAGCGTGAGCGCGGGATAATTGACAGTTCAACGCTTTTTCAAAAACTCACTCAACTTGTGGCTGCCGACACTAAGATGCTCATCAAGGAAACCATTAATACGCTCTATGGCATAGGCCGAACGACGGAGGCGGAGCAAAGGAAAGACGAGATTGGCAAAGTCATACGATCCGAACTGATGGATAGCAATACATGCAAGAACTGCGAGAAGATCGACGGTATGGAATACATGATGAATAATCCTGAAGCTGTCGATATGCTTGGTGGGCCATATCTGAAATGCGAGGGTGGAGACCAGTGCCGGGGAATCAATATTTTTATAGGGAAGGAAGAATAGAATGCCTTTTCAAAAAGAAATAGTTGATACGATTTTCTTTTTGCCGTTTAATTTTCAGCTTGAAGATAACGAAAAATGGCAAAAGATAATCTATTCCGGTGGTTTCGATCATGGAGCTTATGGGGCATTCAATATAACGGAAAACGATCTCAAGAAAGCTTATGAAAATCTTCAACAAGGCGTGGGAATGGTGAAAGATGCTGAAGGAAACTATATTCTTCCGCTTGGTTACAATCATGCCGAATATGATCCTAATCCGGAAAATGCTAAAGCATCAGGACATGGAAAGAAATTCAGATTTGCAGGAAATGCTATTGAGGCATTGGTAGAATGGACGGAAAAGGCAAAAGAATACATCAAAAACAAGGAATTCCAATGGTTTTCGCCGGAATTTAAACAGGATTGGAAAGATGAAAACGGCATTAGTCATGGTTTTACTCTGCTCGGCGGATCTCTTTGCAATCGACCGTTTTTAAAGAAAGGACAAATGGCCATTGCATTTACCGATGACGGGCCATATAGCATACAATCCATAGACAGTACCGCCAAGGCGGCGGATAATAAAACAAACCCGAAGGAGCTTGAGATGCAAGAATTAGAATCCATCAAGACGATCCTCGCCTTGGATGAAGGTGCGGACGTAATTGGGGCTATCAAATCATTGACGGAAAAAAATGCCGAGCTTGAGAAGAAAGTACAAGACTCAGAAACCGGCAACAAAACGTTAACCGATAAAATCAATGCCCTCGATGATAGGGTGAAAAAGGGTGAACAAGCATCCAAGGAACTGAATGATATGAAAGTCACTCAGCTTTTGGATTCGGCTTTGCGGGATGGTAAGATTGTGCCCGCGCAGACAGAAGAATACAAGAAACTTGCTGAGAAAGATTATGAGCAAGCGAAAAAGCTGATCGAAGCTACGCCGAAACATTCCCTTTTTGATACTCCCGGAAGCACGTACAAACCGGAAAATATCGAAGGTGATGCCTCACAGCGTGTAAACGCAGAGGCTCGCAAGTTGATGGATGCAGATAAGGGACTGAAATATCGACAAGCAGTCGATAAGGTTCTTTCCGGCAATCCGCAACTTGCCGAAGAATTCAACAAAGCACAAAAAAAATAGGAGAATAAAATGGCATACGCCAAACCAGTTTTAGAGCATACTTTCAAGGCTTATACTGATTTGTCGTCTTATCAATACTGTTTCGTGAAATTGACGGACGGTGCAACCGTAACCGTTTCCGGCAATAATGAACGAGCAATTGGCATTTTGCAAAACAAGCCAAATGCAGCCGGCAAAGAAGCAGTGGTAATGATGTTAGGTCTAAGCCCCTTGAAAGCAAATGAAGCGATTACGATTGGTCAAATGATTACTCCTTACACGGGCGGTCTCGGTGAAGTTGCTGATGCCGCGAGTGAATGGGTAGCTGCTGTGGCCATTGAAGCCGCTACGGCACAAAATGATATCATAACGGTATTTCTGGCGCATTTTGACGCTTATGCAACTGACGCTTAACCGCAAAGGAGAACAATATGCCTTATTCAAGCGACCTTCATGTCGATGCGGTTCTGAGTCAATTTGCGATTCAGTACCGACAAGACCAAAATCTCTTTATTGCCGATGTCGTAAGTCCTCGCGTCCCGGTGGTAAAAGAGAGCGACAAATACATCATCTATACCAAGAAGGACAGATTTACTTTACCAACATCAAAGCGTGCCGATGGTACAGCAGCGAACAAAGTTACTTGGGGCAAAGACACGGAAGGAACCTATGTTTGTGAGGAATACGCTCTGCGAGACGTGGTTACCGATCGTGCCAAAGCCAATGCCGACAAACCCATTGATACACAATTGGATACTCAGCAATTCTTGCAAGACCTGATTATGCTGGATCGGGAAAAGCGTGTAGCTGATCAACTTTTCAGTGGGACTACTTTTTCCGGTTATACTGCTGCTTTGGCCGTTGCAGATCGTTGGGACAATTATGAGAGTGCATCTTCTGATCCTTTTGCGGATATAGAAACTATGCGTACAAGCATAATTTCTAATTCAATGAAATTTCCGAATGTCCTCACACTTGGCTATCAGGTTTATGAAAAACTCTGCAACCATCCATTAGTACTTGATAGAGTAAAAGGCGGAGCAACTACGAATATCCCGGCTCTTTTAGCGGAAGCTGAATTGGCCAAATTGTTCAAGGTTGATCGTGTTTTGGTTGGCAGGGCGATTGTAAATGCCAACAATGTGGGTCAAACTGCCAGTTATGGATTTGTGTGGGGCAAATATGCATTGATGGCTTACATCAATCCGGCCCCATTGCAAATTAAGAATGTCACTTGTGCACTTAGTCCAATGGTACAAGATTTCCGTACCAAACGATGGCGCGATGAAGAGATAAATGGTGAATGGCTCGAAACGGGAGAAATCGTAGATGAGATCGTACCGGCAGCCGCTTGCGGTTATCTTTTCAGCACAGTGGTAAGTTAATATTTGGGGCCGCAGGGCCCCAATTAATTTGAAAGGTAGAAGATGAAAATAGAATTCATCGAAAACTGTCAATGCAAAGGGTTTTTGCGAATCGGTCTTTCTGCACAACATCAGGTTGGTGAAATCATTGAATTGAGAGAAACCGAAGAAACCTTAGCAATTGTCAATGATCTGGTAAAGTCCGGTTTTGCGCGGAGGTTGCCCGGATACGTTAAAAGCAAGGAGTCGAAAGATGTTGAGAAGTAAAACATTCAAAGCGGGTTTTATAGCCGCCTTTATCGTCATTACTGCATTGGCTATTATGGGTCAAGGACAAGGCCCATTCTTTACCAATCCCATTTTTCGCGGCAATACATCCGGCAATCGTTTCCTGATGACATGGAAGATCGTAGATGTCACAGCCGATACGTGGGTACTTGGCGATACGACTGCGGCAGGAATGTATGTTCCAGAACAGCCACTTGAGATTACTGATGTCAAGATTTTTGGTGATCCTGATTCGGGCGATAGTTTGCGAGTAGTTGTATATGCTGCCAATGGTGGACAAGCAAACGAGACGGTATGTACAACGTCCTATTTGGTAGGAACTACCTGGGCAAGAGTAACAGATTCCAGCATTTCCAGTACTTATGGGATTATCACGGCGGCAGAAGGCGGAGCTGTGCTTATTGATTTTGTAGCAGGGACGCCTAATTCAGTGACGATCACGATTGAAGGAAAGTATCGCCAAGGCGATTATCTGGAGTAAGCAATGCCGATCTATCCTTTTTGTGTCGTCTCGGATGTTCAGGCTCTTAATCAGCATCGGCAGACGTATGCCACGACTACCAAGCCGACTTTAGTTCAGGTCAATAAATTTATTGATGAGATAGCTTCACGCCTGCGCGCGGTAGTAAGTTCTTGTGGTTATGATCTTAGCAATTTGCATGATTATAATAGCACAGTCGCGGGTGCCTTGACGGCTGGTAGCAATGTGAGTGTCACTCTTGCCAGTGCGGTGAATTTTTCCAAAGGTGACATCGTGAAGTTGGAGGGCTTGACTTCTGGAGTTCGGGCATGGGAATACACGGTGGTTGAAGCCAAGTCCTCCAATATTTTAACGCTTGATCTTGCTAATTCCTATGATGCCGCGAGTGTGACGATTTACGTTGTCAATGAGGCGTTGCAGATATTACGCGAATTGAATGCTATAGGTGCAGCCGCACGTGCGGAAGAAGCCATATTCATGGGTGTGGCTCCAAACCAATCGGAGCATGCCGAGACGCTCTGGAAACAATTCATCGGTTTAGAAGAAACCTATGATGGGATTTGGGCAATTCGCAATGTGCCAAACTTTTTATATGGAGCATCATTGACAGATGAAGCGGTGAGTGGACAAGAAGCCACCAGTTATCAAGTTGAGAATCCTTCCGATGACTATGTGGAAGCTGGACCAGACTTTGGGATGACAACGAAATGGTAGGAGTGAAATTCACAGCCGTCAATCTGGACGCCTGGTATGCGGATTTTAAACGATTTGGTATCGATTTGACACCGGTTGCTATGGCACGAGCATTACAAGGAATCAAAAAGCTTTTTCAAGAAGATGAAAAGCAACTTTTCGGTTCCGAAGGCGCAAAAGGAAAAGCCGGCAAATGGCCGGAACTTTCCGATGCTTACAAAACATGGAAGCAAAAGCATTATCCTGGCAAGACTATAATGATTCGTACCGAACGATTGATGAAATCTCTTACTGGGGAAAATAGTGAAAGTGTGCAAACGCTGATAAGAGACAATCCGAAGACCTTGACATTGCGATTAGGAACGTTAGTGCCTTATGCAAAATATCATCAACGCGGTATCAAAAGCAAACGAGGGATATTAGTCCGCAAGACGCTCGATCCGACTAATCGGCAATTGCAACTTTGGATCAAGGAAATTCAAAAAGAAGTCGTGAAGGAATCTAAAAAACGAATGATCGCATTCAAACAAAGCAATGAACCGCCTCGCGCGATGTTTGATAGGATTAAGTAATGTCGGATTTTATTGAAACAGCGATAGATGGAATTCATTATCGGTTACAAACCGGCTCCGGAGGCATAACCTTAAATACCCGGATAACTACTATCAATACTGAAAAAACGGATTTCGACATCGATGCCCTTGATTTGACGAACAATTTGATTAAGGGTCGTCGATATGTGATAGATCAATTCCCTTCAGTCGTAATCTGGCCGGAGGATTCGCCTGGATTGGAAGTCTCGACCCAATCGCTCGATTGTGAGCATACAATAACGATTTGGGCTATTTGGCAAAACGATGATCCAACCAAGCTTCAACAGGGATTATGGCGATATGTGCGGGCATTGACAGAACAGCTTTTCGCCAATTGGACGCTCGACACGAATGTGGATAAAATAGAATTTTTGGGTCAAACTTATGACTCACCTTGGGCAGCGGATTTGGAAAGTCTTGGCTATGTAGATGCCGCAGGCATAAAGGTGAAAGTATTCAAGGAGATTGATGTACAATGAAAATAGGCAAAGCAAAATTTGACGCCGGATTTCCAAATTCGCTTTTGAAGCCACATGAACATTCTGAAGAACAGATCAAAAAAGATAGCCTTTGGGAATTGCCGGATAATTATGATTTCAAATCCAAAAATGCAATTTTTTCAGAAGTGAAGGAGGCCAAGGATGCCGTACGGAAGTAATATCGTTGTAGGGGCTAAAAAGGCAAGCACCTGGTTTACCGCCGTGCAGCTTGGAGCCTTGGATGGCGGGTTGATGGAAAAAAGCGATGCGCTATGGAATCTAAAACGCGATATTATCCCGGACGAAAGCCAGGGCATCATCGGATTGCAGAAACTCTTCTACGGAAATGTAGATGAGGCATTCGAATGCAATGGTCTTTTGCGCTGGTCGAATTCGATCCCTTGGGTGCATATTTTCAATTGCATAGGCAATGAAACAAGTACAATTCAAACCGGTTCATTATACCTCCATGAAGCCCAGGTTGATGATCAAATCGATGGGCATTTCTACACCATGGCGGCTTTACTTTCCTACACGCTTGGAGCAGGCGCTCTTACTGTGAATAATGAAATTCCCAGTATTAAGCCGACCGGATTTACTTTACGTAGTAAGGGAGATGGATTCTTGGAATTCGTATTGCGTGGCATGCGAAGCGGTTTAAAATTCGGTGATACTTATTGCGAAAACGATGTGTCTGAATTTGCGAACATTACTTATGAAACGACTGCTTTACGCATACCATTTTCTATCGGTAAATTCAGGATAAATATTCAAGATACCGGGGCATTATCGGATTCGAATAAGCTTCGATTGAATGCTTTCGAATTGAATTTCGATAGGAAATTCATCCGGGATGAATTTCCTTTCGCAAATACCTATACTACAAACGATTTTGAGACGCTTGAGCCGGAAGAGGACAATGGCAATCCGGAAATTACTTTGAAAGTTGAAGAATTGAATGCTTATTATTCATCGATTTATAGGGTTAATCTTGATAGTTCTTATGGGGAGACTATCACGCAATCGCAATGGAAATCGGACATAACATTCGAGGGCGGACTTGCAAGCGGCTCGACTAATTATAAATTGCTGCTTGAATTCCCTTGTCTGCAGACAATCGAACATAATGAGCCCGCCAATAAGCATGACCGAATTGGAGCACAGACTACATTCCGGGCTTTGCGTGTTGCTGCTGCTCCGACCGGCATGACAGGGATCACTAAGTATATGAAACTTTCGCTTGCCAATCTTCGTGTTGCAGTTTATGGAGCGGTTGCCTAATGCCCATTATAACCGGAGATAATTATGCAGAGAAGTGGATTGAGTTTGCTGCCGATGAAAAGTATCTCATTCGTTACACTTCTCGACAAAAGTTAGATGAGATAACCAAGGTCGAGAATGAGCGAGAGCAAGACGATTCTTTTTTCGATCACATCATTAAAGCATGGTCTGGAATATTCCTGAGTGCGGAAGACGAGAAAAAAGCCAAGTGTGCGGAATGCAGCAAAGAAAACAAGATCGCCTTGATTGCTCGATTTCCAGATCGCAGGGATTTTCTCATTCGAAAAAGTTTTGATGCCAGGACATTTATAGACATGGGGGAACTGGAAAAAAACTGACAGAAGCGATACGATGGCAAGTTGATTTTCCGTATGATAGCTGTCAGTATCGCAAGGAAGCGGCAAAAGAATCCGGCATTGAATTGGATTGCAAAAATTGTGATTTGCCGGACTTGCTGAAAGATGATTCATGTACAAAAAAGAATCCGTTAGCTAAGGAAATACTCGATCTCTATTACATTCTTAATTCACCTATTATAGAAAAGTTTCCGCAGCTCGCGGATTTCGCATTTTCAAGCATGCGACCTATGCTTGGACAGATGGAAGCACAAGTTATTCTTTTTGGCCTGAACATAATCGAGAAAGAAATACAGGAATTCAGAAAAGCAAAACAGGAACGAAACCAGGAACGAAACCAACAGAATGTCTCTAATCCTTGAAATAAAGACCTCCGAAAAGGGCATAACGGTCGAGCAGATAGCCGACAAGTACAAAAAGAAAGTCGGCGAGATGCAGGCTGCAAGTTCGATGGCTGCGAATAAAATGGTATCAGCGTTTGGTGCAGTAAAGACACAATATCTTGCCTTAACTGCTGCAATTGGTGGGACGGTCATTGGAATTGTTCACGCAATAAATTCCACTGCGAAATATAGAGAAGAGATATTTGAGCTTTCCAAGAAAACCGGTGTAAGTGTAGAGACTCTTTCGGCTATGCGATATGTCACTTCACAACTTGGTGGAGATATTGGCACATTCGCAATGGGCATGAAGGGACTGCTACGCAACATGATGGATGTGAAACAAGGATCAAAAGAAACAAAAAAGATATTCGATGAATTAGGAGTTTCAGTTTTAGATGATAATAAAAAACTGCGTTCTGCAGAAGATGTATTTTTTGATCTTGCTGATGCCATAAAAAATTATGGCAATGAATCCGAGCAGGGAGCTATTTCTCAAGAAGTATTTGGGAAAGCTGGCTTAGATATGACATTAATGATGCAAGCCGGAACTCCGGTTCTAAAAGGATATTTTGATGAAGCCAAAAGAGCCGGTGAAGTTTTTACTGCAGAAGAAGCTGCGCAAGCAGATGCTTATAGTGATGCTGTATCAAAATTGACAGGTCGATTAAGGATTTTCAAAGAAAATATAATAGGACCATTGCTTCCTAATTTAACGAAATTTTTCAATGTTTTGACTTCTGATAAAATCGGACGATGGGAAAAATTGTCTGTACTTTTTGATCCACCGATGATGTATGAATACATGAAAAAATTGGAGGAAATAAATAAAGAGGAAGAAAAGCTGGCAACAATGAAAGGCATGGCCACAATGCCTGAAGTGACTATTATCGGACACCAGACTGAACTCGACAAAGCATTGAACACTCAGCGGAAATCATCGCATGATCAGGAAATACAAAGAATGGCACAGCAGATATTACAGAAAGAGCATCTTAGACGAATCGGTCTTGATCTACTTGAGATAGGAACATCGCAAGCAGAACAATTCAATAAGCTTTTTCGGGAATCGGGTGCTGGCAAAACGATGAAAGATACTTTTGCAAAAATGCAAGGATCCTTTCGCGGCGGTAAAATGGAAGTTGTTGGATTACAGGAATCAATTGCTCAATCCAATCTTAACCTTGATGATATGACTTCCACTGCAAGAATCATGCAATTGACTTTCCAACAAGCAGGAGAATCTATACAGGCGAACATTACAGATGGTCTCGCGCGAGCGCTCGTATATGGAAAAAGTCTACAAGATACTATGCGGGATATTTTTTCAATGGCAATGGAAACGCTACTGGAAACTGGATTGCGGGCCGGAATCGGCGCAATATTTGGCGGGCCGGGCGGTGCATTGAAGGCGCTTGGATATGGGAAACAAGGTGGTATGGTTCCATCATATCAATCCGGCGGCATGATAGCGAGTGGATACTCTAAACCGGTTCCGATTGTTGCTCATGGCGGAGAGGGCGTACTCAATTCAGAACGCGGCATGAGAGCAGTTGGTGGTCCTGCTGGTCTTGCCAGACTCAATGCAGGGATGCCTTCAGGCGGGGTGAATATCAATATGAATATTTCCACGAATTCACTTGATGAGAGGTTCTTGAGAACAAAGATGATTCCGGCGCTGAAACATGAATTGGAAAGGAGCGGATTGAGTCTTGCTTAGAACCAATTCCACATTCGATACTTATAATGCCGCGAATCAAAAGAAATCTTGCATGGTAATTGAGATATCCGGTATGGGTATCTATTATACTACTCAGGCATTTTCGGGTATAACATCAAGTTACAAAAAGTGGTTAGTATCCGGCCAGATCATAAGTGAAAATGTGGATTTGCTTGCTTTTGAGAATGGCAATTTTGGGATTGATTTCGATGTAATTGATCCTTCCGACACTCTATATTCATTTATCGTCAATAACAATTTAATTGGCAAAACGGTAATAGGAAAAATAGGATTTGCCGAATTAGCGATTGCGAATTTTATTACTCTGCCGACTTGCTACGTACAAAGCTGGGAAATCCTTGATGACAAGATCACTTATCGAATAAGAGCAAGAGACATTAAACAACGTGAATTTGAGAGAAAACTTTTTCGAGCAATTCCAGTATGCGAATTGACCGCAGATTATGGTTCAAGCGTAGCGACATGTATGACGACAAGCACGAGTTTATTTACGGCAGCAACTACAGCTTATTGGGGAAATTCCAATAAGACATATATCAAGATTGACAATGAAATAATGGAATATACTGGAAAGGGCGCAAATTCATTCACCTGTACGCGCGGTCAATATGGAACTGCTGATGTGACACATTACGATGGTGCAAAAGTTACGGAATTGGTAGTAGTGAAGGACAATCCATTTGATTTTCTTGTTCAATTGTTGACCGGAGATAATGGAGGAGTAACTTTGCCGGAATGGTTCGGTCTTGGCTTCTCTAAAACGAATGATGTTGATGAAATGCAGATTCAAAGCGAAAAGAGAAAATGGGATTATCCGTCTGATACTTGGGAATACTATTGGACAATAGATGAAGAAAAGAATGCAAAGGAATTCATTAAAGAGCAAGTTCTGAAACTATTACCAGCATTTTTGATTTATACTGAAACCGGCAAAATTGGTTTAAAAGTTTGGGATTTTCGTGCAATTGGTGAGGCATTAGCATATCAAACGACATGGCAAAAAGAATTCAAAGAACCTAAAATATTCAGTGATGATAGGAATTTACTTACTGAATTGTATTATCATTATAGCTATGATGCTGGTAAGAAACTCACACAAGCATTGACAGAATATACGGTTTCTTATTTGACAACCAGGTTCGGGCGCAGGAAAAGTTTAGACGTAACGCCGGAGGTTTATCCGAATATAGGCACTGCTCAACTTACTGCTATGTTGCGGCGATATTTCCGGAATTCCTTTTACGGGCACATGTATTGGAATTCCAAATCCTTCATTAAACGGTGGATTTCTCAGGTAGGTGATTTGATGCCAATAACTGATGCTTATCTGAAAGATTTTACTGGCGGAACTTCCGGCTGGGAAGATGAAACAGTAATGCTCACAAAAATGAATATAAAAATATCGAAAGAGCAATCAGATTGTGATTTTGAAGGGATAAATTATAATGGATTGCCGGTAGCGGCTGGAAGTACTTTTTATTATTTTCTTGCAAATGAATCAGTTATAGATGATACAACTATTACTTATGGCACTCCCGGTAGTAACGCAACCGGCGCAGAAGATGCTTATTATGATACTGGGATGACAGAAACGAATGAAGTGCATTTTGTCATTGAGGCGGACTTGCCAGTTGGTTCTGATGCAGAACAATATGCAGAATTCGAATTCAGAGGCGGTGATTCAGTTGCACCGATTTATGATATGCAAACGAAACGGCTATATTATAATTCCGCATGGTCAGGAAAGATTAGGCGCGAATTCGTTCTGTTTATTACAACTCCGGCGCTTTCGGTTAACAGGGTCAAAGTCGATTATGTTGCCCGGAGTGTTTCCGGGGCGAATGAATTGACGAATATCAAATTAAAACAAGTAAAACTTTTCCGGGACAATTACACAATAGCATGAGCACCTATCCACGCATAATCTGGGGAGCAAATTCTGAATTCTATTGGAATTCGACCAAACCATTCAATGCTCTTGATGTCAAGACGATTAACAGAATAGCCGAAAATGAATCGGATGCCGGTATTGTTGAGACCTTGGAATTCTTCGAGCAGGATTACATCGAAGCGATGATGGGGCATATTACACCGCAGGATATTGAAATACTTCGGCAATGGTATCAGTATGCACGCAACGGATCAAGCTTTGGACTTGCGCTCGATAGGGACTTGCTATTTTATACTGGATTTGAAGGTGGGATCCCAGAGACGAATGATCAAATCGCATTTACGATTTCACGCGCGGGATCGAAATATTACATCAATCCTGACACAGGATTAGTTACTGAGGCTCCAGCAAACAATTTATGTTTGCCGACTGGAAAGTATGGACGTGGTGCGCAGGTCGAACAACAATTTGCCAATTTATTGACTTATTCTGAGAACTTTCAAAATGCCGCATGGGTCAAGAGCGGGGTGACAGTAACGGACGGAAGTTACATGAAAGGACCGAAAGGCGGTTCGGAAGCGGATAAACTGGCATTTGCAGCAGGTGGTGATACTATCACTCAAACGACTGCAATAGCAATAGGTTCAGATGATGGGACATTTTCAATCTGGTTGAAATTATACGATAATGCGGACTTGACACTAAATCTCAATATCATCAGATCTGATACTTTGGCGATACTGGCAACTGCAACCGTGACGCCCACAGGCACATGGGCAAGATATACGGTTACTTTTGACAATTCGCCTCCACCTCCGGGCGGGGGAAATTGGGTTATACAATTGCAGAAATTTGGTACTGGTGCAGCTAATGTTCTTGCATGGGGAGCACAATTCGAATTAGGACTTTGGGAAAGTAATTATATTATAACGACATCAGCAGCAGTAACTATTGCCGCAGATTCCTGCAATTGTTCTCTTTCCGTATCGCCTATGAATTGGCCTAATCTACAGACGCGGGGAACTTTGTCATTGTGGTTATCTTTTCCGATCATCCAAAGCTCAATGCCAGTATCAAGAAAAATAATCCGATTCTATGAAGATGGTTTGATGGATTCGCAGGCATATTTATGGCTAAATTCCAATGGTAAGCTTGCCTTGCGGATGAATAAGATACAATCAGCTACGGAATTGACTTCAGTTACAGATACGGCTACGACGATGGCTGCCGATACATTTTATCATATTGCAGTAACTTGGGATATGCCAAACAAGACATTGAAGATATACAATAATGGCGTATTAAAAGCCACGACCACGATGACCTATTATGGTTTATCCGATATATTCACGACTTTATATATCGGACATGATGTAGCTGCAGATCGATTTGGATTTATTATAGATGATTTGATATTGAGACAGGATGTACTTTCCGATACTGAAATATCATATCTTTACAGCCGGGGAAAAGCTCTTGGTTATCAGCGGAATTGTTGGTCGGCTATGCGTTTAGCAAACAAAGAATATAATCCAATCAGGCAATTGGCAAGCGAAAGATACAATTTCAATCTACAAGCTTATGAGGTGATGACGTGAGAAAGATTTTAGTTCTGCTGTTATTTTCGGTTTGTGCTTTCGCGCAAACAAGAAATGTGAATTATGGTAATTGGATTTCAAGCAAAGATTCAATATCCGTACAGTTGGTAGGAAATGATATTGATACGGTATTGTTTGCATTCCGATCATTACGAACTGATCCCGATCCGGCGACGAACACGTTGAATCCACCGGATGACGTTTACTGGAGTGGGGACGCGAATATCCTGATCTATCCGGCAATTGCCGGGGACGGCGACTTGGAGACCGATTCGCTTGAGATATATTATTTCCCGATAGACGAAAATGGTAGCATTCTTTATGGTCCAAAATCGTGGTGCGACTTTTCGCAAAGTACAGCAGAATGGGCGATCTCACAAACTATTCTTAATTGGTCAGCAAATACAATTTACGGCTGCTCAATAACGGGATCGCTACCACCGTGCAACGGCATCGCGGTTTTCATAAGGCAATACGCCTCAGCGGACACAACTAACTTACCCATAAAATTGGTGAAGGACTAAAATGAAAAGACTGTTGATTTTTGTATTCCTATCCATATTTGTCTTTTCAGCAAATGGACAGGGATTCAAGGGAAGGGGTGCTTCCGGCTCAGGAATCAAAACCATTGCGGATACTTCCGGCGATTCGCAAGCGGGAAAATATT